TATGGTTACATCTAGGACAGATACAATACTGATGAAGCGTAATAACAAAGCCATACTTGTTGTATGTTCCGTGCTTGATTTTGGGTTTCCTTGCAATAAACTTCGGTATTATCAAGCTAGTTACCTGTTTCAGCATTTGTATCATCTCCCTCCACCCAATACTCTACAAAGTACATTGTCTGTCCTTTTCCTCCCGGCCGCTCTTTTCCAATCCTTACCGCATAGCCAGCTTTCACTAATAAGCAACAGAGGGAATTTCTATCCTCGTCATTGAGCTTCTGAAGTAAATTCTTTATTCTGTGTCTCTGATTGTCTGCCATTTATCATCCCGCCTTTCTTTTGGCATTCTTCTTGTTGTCACCTTGTATAGCTTCATTCATTTTCTTTTCAAATACTTTTACAAAGGCTTGAACATCTGCCGGCATTCCGCAGTTTTTAAAGCCTCTGCACTGAATAATTTTGTTATTTCTCCATTCCATAGTGAAATAAGATTTCTCTGGATGATCTGCTTTTCTGATGAAGAAAATATTTGTCTCTCCTCTTGCCACTCTATCGACATATCCTCCGACACAATGATGCAAAGCCTCGCCCTCCTTACGGATTTCATCTCCACTCTGAGGTACCACCAGTATCAAGCCTTTTCCCTTTATCTGGAAAGCATCTACCCCATCATTTCTGCTAAATATCTCTTCCATCGCTTTTTTTGTCTCGGCCATTTTCTTGGCGGCAAGTTTCTCTCTGCGTTTCTTTTCAGCTGCAGCTTTTTTATCTTGCAATGCCTTATATTCTTCCGCAGTTCTATCATGTACCTTTTTGAAATTGTTTGGCATGTAGATAAACTTGTTATCCAGATCGTATTTCAGCTCCCGGCACCATCCTATATACTCAAGCCAGTCATGTGCCATATTCTGTTTTCTCTCTATTCGTGGATCTGTTCTCTCTTTGTACCTGTTGTAGGAATAGCCCCACATGCAAGCATTCTTTTCTCCGATCGGGTATCTCTCACTTTCCTTGTCTATGTACCGGCAGAGCTTATGGAGCGATACCCTTCTGTTCTTCTCCTTCAGAAGATCTGTGTTGCATTCAAAGGTTTCGTAAAATTCCTTTAACTGCTCCGGCTTCATCTGGATATCAAGCCGCTGTGCCACCTGCAACAGTCGGAGTTCGTAATGATTGCCGTCTATTGCCTGTAGTGTCCTCGTATTGACCTTATTCAGCCCTAAGATTTCGTAGATGGTGTCAGCCTTATAATTGACCTTCCCCGTCATGTTCCCGCTGTAGTTGTAGCCTCTTACCACATCCTTTGCCAGCTGGTTCAAGCCCATTTTGCAGAACCACTCTAGCTTCGGGAATTTCAGATAAACATCAAGGGCATCCTCATATCTGAAAGCTGTGGTCGGGATGTTCTGTGCTAGAATTTCCAGTGCGGAATACTTCATCGGTGTGTGCTCCCATGCCTGTGGAAGATTTCCCGGATAGAGTATAGATTCCATACAAGCAATATTTCCCTCATCCGGAATCCAGCGAGAATTCCCTTTCTGGTGATACACTCCCCATTCATAGCTTTCTTTCATCAGCTTTTCGCCGAAGAATGTGCAGAAACAGCGGCTGTACTCATGCATGGTTTCTTCAATGCGTTTCTTACATATGCTGCCTGCTATCATTGCGTCATTCTTTATGTGTCTCCATGCTTTGAAGTACCGGAGTAAAAAACCTTCCTCCTGCCGATCCACATATATGAACCATCTTTCATCTACTATCTGGCATGGCATTTTCCCTCTTGCCTTATATGTCACTCTGCTTCCGCAGAAAGGACATTCCCCCTTTTCATTGTTCCGAAGTCTTATCCTGCTCCGGTCAACGATTCCTGTCTTCTGGCAGTGTGTACACTCAAATTCAGCCTTTCCCTTGGATGTCTCTTTATAAATTCCGTACCGACTGAAACTCATGCCATGCTCCCATACCCAGTCGGTAAAATCCTGTGAAGGCTCTCCTATCGGCTCCATCCGCAGATCAATCGGTGCAAGGACTTTTCTGTGTTTCTCTTCCAGTCGTTCTGCCTTGACCTTGTCCTGGAATCTGTCAATAGCATTCCATACGTTCTCATCAGTGTCTTTGCGGTAAGCCTTGAAAAAGCTCTCCATGATGCCCTTGTCCTCTGCTGTCCAGATAAACACCTTTGGAATGTGTTCGCTTTTCCATGTTTTTTGATCCCATTTGTACTCCCACAGCCGGAAACCCTGCATATTATCAAATGCAGCTGTAAGCCATTTAACCTTTGACTGTGACAGGTCCTGCGTGATATAATCATCACTCGACAGAAATGTCCTAAATGCTGCTTCCGTTTTTCCTTTTTTGAGCTTCGACACCTCATAGAAATTCAGAAGCAGTATTTTGTTATCATCAACCAGCTCCGCAGTCACAATGTGCTCCATTCCGTCCAGTCTATCTGCCATTTCAACCATTTCTGCTGTTGCCTCTGGTCTAGGCAATGCAGACAGCTTTCTTTTTTCCATCGTACATCCCTCCTTACAGCCCCATCATTGAGAACAGATCCATCTGCCCTTCAAGTTCATTCGACCTCTTCTTAGGAGTTTCTTTCTTCTCTGGCTCTTTCTTTGGTTTTTCCGCCTTTGCTTCCGGCTTTGGAGCTTCTTGGGCTGC